ATCGAGCCGGCACGTGCCCCAGCACACAGCCTCCGGCTCATGGAGGACGCCATGGTGGTGTACCGGCTCGTGCGTGCGCCGGAGCGCCGTGTGTTCTACATCGACGTGGGCCAGTTGCCGCCGTTCAAGGCCGAGGCTTTCCTCGACCGCCTCAAGGACCAGTTCAGGAAGAGGAAGATTGCGAACAACAGCGGCAACCCCGGCGCAAACCAGGTCGAGGAGAGGTGGCAGCCGCCTGCGCAGGACGAGGACTACTGGCTGCCCATCAGGCCGAACAGCAACACGAGGATCGACACCCTTCCGGGCGCCGAGAACCTCGGTGAGATCGACGACGCAGTCTACTTCAGGAACAAGCTTCTGACGGCGCTCAACTTCCCCAAGAACTACTTCAACAACGAGGACCCTGCCGCCACGAGGATCACGCTCAGCGCACAGGACGTCAAGTTCGCAAGGATGATCGAGAGGCTCCAGAGCAGCTTCGAGGACGGCCTGACCGAGATAGCCGAGAGGCACCTGCAGCTAAGGGGATACCCCGACGAGTCCTACCGTGACCTCAAGATCAAGATGACCCCTCCCTCGGACTGGCGTGAGCTTAGCAGGCAGGAGGTCGTCAACGCCCGCTACGGGAACGCAGGGTCCCTCAAGGGTTCCCAACTGATGTCCGACTACGACATCATGCGGAAGATACTGCGCTACAACGAGGACGACACCGAGGAGATGCTGGCACGGCTCAAGATACAGAAGCTGGAGGATTTGAAGCTTCAGGTTCTTGCGCAGAACCCCCAGCTACTTGGCGTCGGAATCCCGGGCCAAGAGGATGGCGGCGGCGCACCGGAGCTCGGGGCAGAGGCCGGAGGACCCGCACCCATGCCGTCCCCCGAGGGCGAGCTGCCGCCTGGCGGGCCGGAGACGCTCCCCGCACCGGAGGAGGGAACGCCAGCCGAGAAGGGCTCGGCCCCAGAGCCGCTTGAGCTGGAGGAGCCTACGGAGGACGAGATCAAGAAGTTCGACCTCGAGATTCAGGGCTACGACCTTGAGCAGGACATCGAGGACGTTGACTACAGCGTGGAGCCATGAAGGTAGGCGAGCTTCCATTCATGGCGTTCAGGAACAGGCGGATGGTCGAGCAGTCCGGCACAGCCGGCTGCTTCAAGTGCGGCAAGGTATTCCCGTCATCCGAAGTCAAGGATTACACCGACGTCGGGCAGACATGCTGCTGCCCGTCCTGCGGCCACGACTGCGTGGTTTCGGAGTCATGCGGCTACGAGCTCACGGAGGAAGCCCTGAAGAGGGCCTCGGAGCACATATTCAGCTCGTGAAGCCGTCCGCTGCGTTCGGCGAGACCATGTTGGCCTCCCCCTCCTCGTCTGCCAAGCCCTTCTCCTTGAAGTCCGGGTCCTGCTTTCCTTTGGGGTCAAGGAAAACGTCCAGCTTGTGCTTGAGGAGTATGCGTTTCACGTCGGGGTCCGTCCTGTGGAGGTTCAGGAAGGCGACGAGCATGTCCGGCCTCGTCTCCATGATGTGCTTCAGCGCCTCCTTCATTGCGTCCATCGACGCCTGCGACCGGGGGTCGAGCTCGCCGCCGGCCTTGGCCTCGGCTTCGTCCGCCGTGTAGGCCGCTATCTCCATCATCGAGATGTAGTCCGTGAAAGTTTTCATCGCATTCCCGTTTTTAGTGACCGAAGCATACTTATATACGGAACAATCCTGCAATTCAGGAATTGCGAGAGCGAAATTAAGGCCAGAGGTATACATACTGGCATTGGTGATGGAATGTGTCCCAAGGGAACGCAGGCACCGACATTGACAAAGTGGAAAACAGGAACACCAATCAGAGGGAGTCACTCGACATGAAGAGAAAACTTATCAACTTCGACACCTTTAGGAAGATCGAAGAAAATTCCCTGACGAGGGCCCAGCGGGAGCTCGAGCAGGCTGAGGAGATGCTCGCAAGGACCTTCGGAGTCGATGGGCTCAAGCTCCACGCATACGGCGAGTCCGACGTCACCTACCAGACGGCAGACGGAAACTACATCCACGCAACCTACAAGGTCACCGACAACGACGTCATCCTCGAGGACATCGAGATGCTCGTGATCGACGACGAGAGCCAGAAGAAGTCGGCCCGTGAGACCCTGAGCGCCATGATCGACAGCATCCTGGAGAACCAGGAGGCCAAGGCCAGCATGCTGTTCGAGACCTACATGGGGACACCCAGCGTCAAGAGGGAGATGGTCAACGAGGCCGTCGCCAAGATCGGCAAGAAGAAGTCACCCCTGGCCGGCAAGAAGCAGAGCCCTGCCCTCGTCGCCAAGAGGACCGCTGCCCGCAACCGCAAGCTCGCCATGATGACCCCCTACGAGCGCCAGAAGAAGCTCGGGCGTGCCGCCAAGAAGAAGAAGGGCATCCTCGCCAACATGGCCCCCAAGGTCGTGAAGGAGTGGGCCCGCATGTGCGAGAACGTCGCCGGCTACATCAACTACATCAACACCGGCACCGTGCTCAGCGAGAGCGCAACCACGGACGAGCGTGGCAACATCACCAGCCTGCGCATCCCGACCCGTGCCAAGCGCAACGAGGGCAAGATCCTCGACCTCGGATTCAAGACCCTCGACAGCGAGGTCAAGGTCCTGCGTGGCAAGATGAAGAAGATCAGCGAGGACCAGACCTTCGTCAAGGCCATGGCCGACCTGAAGCGCTACAACAACATCAGCGACAACAGCGCACTCGAGGAGACACTCGAGGCCATCGTGACCCGCTGGCCCGACCTGATCTACGTCAGCGAGGGTGAGCTCGCCGAGCAGATCGCCGGCGCACTCGAGAGCGCAAGCGTCAATAACTACGACGACAGCACCTGCGCATTCATGGCAGAGGCCATCCTGCGAACCGCCCACAACGCCTACACCGACAGGGTCGGCAAGATCGCCAAGCTGGCCGGCGTCACCAAGGACATCACCGCCGAGAGCCGTGAGTCCGAGGACTCCTTCAGGGACTTCGCCGACGCCTCCTCCAACCTGTTCGCAAAGATGGACGAGAGCGAGGGCAACGAGCTCCGCATCTTCTCCGACCTTTACAACGCACTCCATGAGGTCCACCGCTCGGCTCTCGACGCCGGCGACGAGGTCACCCGTGTCGAGGTCGCCGAGTTCCTCAAGGAATGCACGGCAGTCCTCAACCGCACGGCAGCCATCGACATGGACCTGGCCGAAGCCATCGCAGACTACCTCGCTGACCTCCTAGAGGCCAGCGCAGAGGCCTCCCAGCCCGGCTGGGATCACGGCGTCGAGGTGTCCGTCGGCGGCGACAACCCCATGACCAAGTGGAACGCCAAGCAGGCGGCCGTCGCCTCCAACAACACCGGCGGGTGGAAGTCCGCCGCACCCGTGAGCGATGGAAAGGACTATGACGGCGGCGACGCCGAGGAGATGGGGCACAACGCCCTCGGAAACGTCTCGAACAGCGACATCTACCCCGACCTCAAGAACCCCTACGTTCCCAAGTCGGTCACCCCCAAGGTGCATGACACGCCGAACGAGCCCGAGGACGGAATTGCGACGGATCAAAGCCACACCTGGCCCAACCTGTCCAACCCCATGGCCCCGAAGCCCAAAATGCCGAAACCTGTCGTTTAAGGAAAAGGAGAGCCATGAGCAACCAGGTTCTGTTTGTTGACTGCTGCAGCAACGCATGCTTCCAGATGAACCTGAACGAGTCAGTCACCGACAGGGGACTGACAAAGTTCAGGGGCAAGTTCCAGGAGGCCGAGGCGGTCAACAAGAACAAGAGGATATACCCCCACAGCGTTCTTGACGAGAACGTCAAGAAGCTGATCCCGGTAATCGAGGCACGTGGCCTCATCGGCGAGCTGGACCATCCGACGGACAGCATCGTCCACTTCGAGAAGGCTTCTCACGTCATCACCAAGCTGTGGTGGGATGGAAACAACCTGATGGGCGAGGGGGAGATCCTCAACACGCCCCACGGGAAGATCCTCAAGTCACTGCTCAATGACGGCGTGCGTGTTGGCATCAGCAGCCGTGGCGTCGGCAACGGAAGGAGCGATGAGAACGGCATCCTCGTCATCGGTGAGAGCTACAAGCTCATCACCTTCGACGCAGTCGCCGACCCAAGCACACACTCAGCATTTCAGGAGAAAGTGGTGAGTGCCAAGAAGGAAAGCTACACGCCCACGGCAGGACAAGAATCCTCGAAAAATGCCGCCAAAAATAACGATGGCTGCATACATAAGGTTACGAAAGAGGCATTGTTGGCCTGTTTGGGTGGAATCATTGAACAACAAACTAGGAACATCACAGCGAGGTTGAAATAATGGACAAGATTGTTGAAGCACTGAAGAAGCTGCTGCCCCAGGCTGAGGTCAACGAGGTTGCCGAGGCCGTCAACGAACTCCTCGAGCAGGCCAAGACTTCACTCGAAACCGAGTACAACCAGAAGCTGGAAGAGGCCTACGCCGAGCTCACCAACGAGCTGGCCGAGGCCGAGAAGACCGCCGAGCAAGGATACGAGGAGGCCTACGCCATCATCGGCGACCTGCGCAGCCGACTCGAAGTCCAAGGCGAGGAGTACAAGGCCGCCCTCGAAGAGGGATACGAAGAGGCCTACCAGATGCTCAAGACCGAGCGTGAGAAGAACCAGAACCTCGAAGTCGAGATGTACGAGGAGTACGACGGCAAGCTCGCCGAGATGAAGGAATACATCGTCGACAAAGTCGACCAGTTCCTCCAGCTCAAGGGCAAAGAGATCTACGAGCAGGCCCGCCAGGACATCATCAATGATCCTCGCATGGCCGAGCACAAGGTCGCCCTCGAGCGCATCATCGACATCACATCGAACTACCTGTCTGACGAGGACTTCGCCGGGGTCAACAGCGCAAAGCTGGAGTCCGCCACGAAGCAACTCGAGGAGCTCAAGGGGCAAATGCGCATCCTTGAGGCACGCAACATCCGCATCAGCACAGAGAACACCAAGCTTACGGAGAACATCCGTCAGGCGCAGGAACTCATCAGCGAGAGCCGCAAGGTTGTCGCCAAGGAGAAGAAGTCGGCAGTTGTGACCGAACAGAAAGAAAGAGTCGAGAAAGCAAAGAACGCAACGGGGAGAGGCACCACCTCGAACGAGACTGTCGTGATTTCGGAACACACGGCGGCAAGCGGTGGTGATGACGTGGACCAGCTTCTGGTCCTGTCGGGTCTCAAGAGGCCCAACTAACCTTCAACAGCAAGAGAATAGGATTACTCACACATGAACGCAAACTCCAAGTTTCTGAACGAGGCTCGTGAAATCGAGACACGCTGGAAGAAGACTGGTCTCCTCGAAGGCATTCAGGATCGCTATGTCCGCTCCGCTACCGCCGTCCTGCTGGAAAACCAGCGCCTGATGAACGAGGTCAGCACCGACACCGGTGACGTGGCCCAGTTCAAGCGCATCAGCATCCCGCTGGTCCGCCGCATATACCCCCAGTTGATCGCCAACAAGATCGTGTCCGTGCAGCCCCTGCTCGGGCCGACCGGCCTGGTGTACTACCTCCGCTTCCGCTACAGCTCCAACAAGGGCTCGGTGCGTGGCGCTGACAACAACGGCGGGTTCCCCGGCGACGACGTGAACAGCCTGATGCAGCGTGCTGACGGTACTGCGAACCTCGACATCTTCTACAGCTCGCAGTTCGTGCAGAACGAAACCACCAGCACCGACGCCGGCGCTGGCGTGGTCTCGGTCTTCAGCCCGCTGGAGCACACCCCGATCCTCGCCGGAACCATGACCGGCACCGTGTATGACGGGGCCACCGCAGTCCAGACGTTCACCGTCTCGGCAGCCGGCTCATTCACCTTCACGGACATCGGCGCCCCCGCACCCAAGTGCACCGCCGGCACCCTGAACCTGACCACCGGTGAGCTGACCCTCACGTGGAACGGCGCTCCCGGAGCCAACAACGCTGTTGTCTCCTACGAGTACAACATGGAATGCAACCAAGATCTTCCCGAAATCAACCTCGTGGTTGAATCCGAAGAGATCGTGGCCAAGACCCGCAAGCTGAAGGCCGTGTGGAGCTACGAGGCCCAGCAGGACCTGCGCAGCCAGCACAACCTCGACGCCGAAGCCGAGCTGACCGCAGTTCTGGCCCAGGAAATCAACCTGGAAATCGACCGTGAGGTTCTGACCGACCTGCGCAACAACGCCGGCACCGTGTCCGCTTGGGACTTCAACACCGCCCTCGGCGAGACCATCAAGGAAAAGTACGAGAGCCTGTACGTCAAGGTTGTCGAAATCTCCAACGTCATCCACAGGAAGACCCTGCGTGCTGGCGCCAACTGGATCGTGACGAGCCCAGAAGTTGCCTCGATCTTCGAGACCGCAACCGCCGGCTTCGCTCCCGCCCCCAGCGAGACCTTCACCAGCTCCCTCGGCATCCAGTACGTCGGTACTGTGAACAACCGCTGGAGGCTGTACAAGGATCCCCTGTTCCCCAGCAGCCAACTGCTCATGGGATACAAGGGCGACAGCTACATGGACAGTGGATACTTCTACTGCCCCTATGTGCCTCTGACCCAGACCCCCGTCGTGCTCGATCCAGAGTCCTTCTGCCCTCGCAAAGGAATCTTGACAAGATATGGCAAAAAATTGCTACGTGAGGGAGCTAAATTCTACGCAAGGATGAGCATTGCCAACTTTGTGATTTGACCAAACGCCTTGGAAACAAGGTAAATCACTAAAAAAACCCCCGATGCAAGTCGGGGGTTTTTTGTTGAAAAAAATCTGTCATCTAAATGTCTTTTTTACAATATGTGCGCTATAATTATTTTGTCTTCAACACGGGAGGCCAAAATGACAACGCACAAATACACACGGAAGCACTATCACTTGTCGGAAAAAGCAGCAGGTCCAGTACATGCTGAATCTTCTTATGAACTCAGGGCCGCAATACTTTTGGATGAAAATCCAGAAGTAATATCCTACGAAGATCATCGTTATTTTGTGACAGAGTCAGGCAAGACAAGAGTTTATGATTACCTCGCAACATACAGAAATGGCGAAAAGAAAATAATTGAAGTTAAACCATCAAGTCGTCTTCATCAATTCGAGGAGCAGATAAAAGACAATCGTGAATACGCCATGAAAAATGGCTGGTTGTTTGAAATATGGACAGAGTCTAATCTGGGATTTGAAACCTCAAATCAAATCACAGCTTGGGCTGATGAGTACATCAGAGCCAGAACTGGCATCAATTATGCGGGAGCAAGGAAAGAAAAAAACCTGCTTAAAACCAAGCGCCATTACCGATCCAAGATCGCCACCAACACCGTGACGGTCTTCTGCACCTACTGCAACGAGGAGCACACGGCCCTGAAGCTAACCCACGACAAGAACATCGCCCGCAACGGACGCTACATCTGCGAGCGTGAGGGAGGTCACATCGCAGGCAGCAGGCCCAAGCTCGAGCGCAGGCTGGTCAATCCCTACGCTTCCGAGGGCAAGAAGCAGTGCAGGGACTGCGATAGAATCCTCGAGTTCGCCAGCTTCTCCCCCGACAAGACCAAGAGTGACGGCTTCTGCACATCATGCAAGGAGTGCCGCAGCACCAAGATGAAGGCCAAGTACCAGGCCAAAAAGCGTCCCCCAAGCGACTTATAATTGGCTTTCAGGAGAACCATCATGAACCTCAGGACGCTTCGACAGATAGCTCAAGATCAATCAAGCAAACAGATCGAGATAATCCTGCCGAGCAAGGAGGCCCTCCCGTGCCACCTCCACATCACGGAGGTCGGACTCGTCACGAAGGAGTTCACCGACTGCGGTGGGACCTTCAGGGGCACGAGGCACGTGAGCCTGCAGACATGGGTTGCCGACGACGTTGACCACCGGATGACGACGGACAAGCTGGCGATGATTCTCGGCAAGCTGGACGGTAACGTGCTGCTTGACTGCCTAGAGGTGCTCGTGGAGGTTCAGGCCGACACGATCAGCACCTACGCAATACACAGCGTGGAGTACAGCTCGCTGGCAATGACGCCCGTGAAGGTGTTCCTCAGGTCGCTCACGACGGACTGCCTGGCGAAGGACCGGTGCGGCGTGGGTCAATGTGGCCCGGAGACGCCCGAGGAAGATGGCGGCTGCTGCGGCGGTGGCTGCTGCTAGTCTGGGGTCGGCAGCAGGAGCCTCTCACGCCAAGCCAATTGGAACGGGACGGCGACTGGGTCGGGGACTGGATAGCGCATGACCGTCTTGTCCTCGAATACGAAGCCGAATGCCTCGATGTCGTTCCTGCTCACATCGGCCACCATGCGCCTCGTTTCGTCGTTGTAGTACTGCCGGTAGTCGGGGTGCTCGGTGCTGTTGACCCTAGGGTACCTGAGGTCGGGAGGCATCCCCGTCCTCTTCTTCACCATCTCGAAGTCACGGTCTATGTTGCCGAGGCAGGCCACGTAGTCGTAGGCTGGCAGCTCGTGGAAATCCTTCAGGTACTCGACCTGCTCCACCATGTCGTAAAAGTGGTCAAATGAGTTGTCCTTGATGCCCTCGTACATATCCCTAACGTATTGGGGGAAGCTGTCCGTGTGGCATCTTCGCATGATCTTGAGCTCGTAGAAGAAGGAGCTGACCATCCTGTCCCATGGGTTCCTGACTATCGTCCAGACGAAGTAGTCCTTGATTTCATCGCCAAGCATCCTGATATAGTCGTGCATATTGTTGTGGTGGGTCTCGAACCTCGGGAAGAGGTGCCCAAGGCTCATCCCGCCTGCCTTCCTGCAGTGGACATGCACAAACCTGTATTCGTGGTTGATCATGGGAGCCTCCCGAGGCTAAATGTATCTTGCCATGACCTGCACGAAATTCTATGACCGATCGGTTACAATCATGAAAGGAATGTCATTTTCTCTTACGAATCTCACCGATAAGTCGGGACACAAGTCCGGTCGCCTTATCAATCAGAGCCTCGGACTTCTTTGCGTCTATGTTGTTCTGGCTGTAAGGCTTGCCGTATCCGAACACGGTGCCATCGATGCAGGATTCCGGCACGAATATGCCGCTGTACCTGCACTGGTTTACGATGGGCATGATGGACTCCCTGGGCGACACGTTCTCCTCAGCCTTGAAGCCGGCCATCGACAAAGGCATCCTGCGGCCCTTGTAGTCGTTCGCCCCGTCGTCTCCGTGGATGAAGAACGCACCGACCTTGCCCTCGTAGTGGTTTTTGAGAAGGTCACGGTGCTTGCCGCTCCTCTCCGTGGCCGTGGTGACCTTCGGGTCCTTGTAGCCATCCTTGCCCATGATTTCCTTCGCCTCGTCCTGCGTGAGGGTCAGGTTGACGCAGACGAGCCTGTCGAACAGCGCCTTCACCTGGGAACTCGGCCCGTACCAGTGCACTGGTGTAAAGACGACGAAGCCGTCGGCATCCATCATCTTGCCGTAGACGTCCTCCTCGTACATGAGGTCGTCCGTGCCGTCGCCCTTGGAGTAGCAGGAGCAGGGGTAGTGGCAGTGGAAGCCGTTCGCCGTACCGATGCAGCCCTTGCAAGGCCTGACCTGCGGCTCGGTGTCCATCACCTTGAGGTCTATCAGCGTGACCCTGACGTCCTTTGGGAGGGCGTCGATGGCCTTCCTGAGGAGGAAGGCGGTCTTGGAGTCGCCGCCGGAGCAGGACTCCCTTGTCCTTGGGGAGCCCTGTATGGCTACGATTTTGACCTTGGGGTCGTTGTCCCTCGTGGCCTCTGCGAGGTATTCGGCGTAACTTCTCATAATCTTATTTAGCCTCCACATAGATAAAGCATGAGAAACTTCAAGCAGTGGCGCATCGACGAGGCGACTTACGGCGACATCGAGAAGGTGGCGCAGAGGGCTGGGCTCGACATATCCAAGTTCGACAGGTCGGAGATCGTCTCCGGCTTCAAGGTGGAGCGTGAGCACGACGGCAAGATGGGCAAGGACACGGACGTGGTGCGCAGCGACGCAGACGTGCTGAAGATAGCCCTTGCGCACCTCCGTGAAGACCCGAAGTACTACAGCAAGCTGGGCCGCTGCGGCATCAAGGGCGAGTCGGCAATTAACGAGGCTGCGAAGAAGGACTCGAAGAAGGAGCCGAAGAAGGAGTCCAAGGCGAAGAAGGACGCAAGCAGCAACAGGGTTAAGTGCATGAACGACATGGTCGCCCACCTCAAAAAGGTCTTCTCAGACTATGATATGTCAACGAGGAAGTTCGTCTGGGAGAAGCTGCACACGCCGAGGGGCAAGGAGCTCGTCGACAAGCTGCTGAAGAACCCGAAGGCATACATCTCCAACAGCGGCTTCGTCGAGCTCGTTACGAAGAGGTGAAAGATGCGACTAGCTACGCTTGCAATCCTGCTGACCGTCATCTTATCTGGGGACGCATTCGGGCAGGTCTTCAGGCGCAGGCCGGCACAGGGCCAGCAGCCCGTGCAACCCGCTGCGGAGATTCCGCCCCAGCAGTCGGCTCCTGAGCCTGTTGCAGAAGCACCCAAGGCGGAAGCACCCAAGGCTGAAGCACCCAAGGCTGAAGCACCCAAGGCGGAAGCACCCAAGGCTGAAGCACCCAAGGCTGAAGCACCCAAGGCTGAAGCACCCAAGGCGGAAGCACCCAAGGCTGAAGCACCCAAGGCGGAAGCACCCAAGGTTCCGGTTGATAAGTCGAAGGACGGCAGGATGGAGCCGTCTGCCACACCCGTCATTAGGAGGACTAAGAAGAGGGTCGTGGCCCCAGGCCTTGGAGACTGACATTGAGGCAGATAACGCACCTATTCTGCGGGAACCCAGGTGGGGGAACCTCTTTTACCGCAAACTACCTAACCCAGCTAGGTTTCCCGTGTGGGCATGAGATGCTTTGCCATGTGGAGTCCGAGGGCAGGTGGCATGTAGGGCCCTCAGGCGAGGCTGACTTCGCTGGAGGCAGACTCGTAGACAGAGCGCTCGGGGAGAGTAGCTACATAGCGATAGACTGGTGTGACAGAGAGCCGTTCTCTGCGACTCCGCTGGTGATGATATCCAGAAATCCAATCAGCGTGCTTAACTCCAACATAGCGATAAGAATCAGGGACGGTGATCCAGTCAACATCAATTCAATCATCTCTGAGATTGTCGGCAGGTATCGCAGGATAATGTCCCACCCGAGACTTGTTTTCAGGTTCAAGGTCGAGAGCGAGCTTGCGGAGCTATGCGAGTATCTTGGCCTAAGTTTTGAGAGGCCGGTGGAGATTCCGACGAGGAGACACTCCAAAGGACGGATATGCCTAGAATACTCGGACTACTCGGCATACAAGGAGCACCAGATGCTGTGCGACTGCGCCCGTGATCTGGGGTACTCGGTCACTTGAAAGACCTGCCCTCACGCTGGCCGGCCATCCTGCCCAGTCTGTAGTCTGCGTTAAGCGTCCACCTGACAACCGAGGGCGGAACCCCGTCCAGACCCTCCGAATACCCCTCTCCGTAGGATGATAAGCCGAACTGGCCGGGAGGCGTTGGCCTGCTGCTCGCCATGGCAACCCCGACGAAGAACGCCACAGGCACGCTGAAGAACAACACGGCAGCAAGCAGAAGCCTGAGGAGGTTGAATTGCCATTCCTTCATGCCCACGCCCTCCGAATTAGTCCGTCATGGATAGATATGTGCATGGACTTCAAAGAGTGGCTGGAAAAATTCGAGGAGATGTGGTCCGCCAAGGGCAAGGGGCACCCTTTCAAGCCGGGGCCCCGTGACGTGAAGCCGAAGCCCAAGGACCTTAAGCTTTGCGGGCAGGGCGGCGGGCCTGGTCCATGCGACGGAGGCGGAGGAGGCGCACCGGCCCCGTCAGCGTAGCATCCTAACCTCGACCCTCAGCTCGCCCGTCCCCTTGATAACACGGTGGTAGACGCCAGCGGGTATGTGTATCTCGCCTTGGATTTTTCTAGGGAGCTCGTTGTCGATCTGGACAAGCCAGTCCGTTTCGCCGACAGATTTGACGACCCTGTCCTCGGCATCCCTGTGCCACTTCAGCTCCTCCTCGTCAACGTCCTGCGTGAACGTCCTGACGACGGTGTCCCCTGAAAGTCTCTTCTGGCTGAACGGCAGCATGTCACCACTTCTTCGAGCTGACGAGGCCTAGCTGCTTTGCGTAGCGACCGACGTTGCATGCCCACCAGCCCGGCGTCGTGCGGTCGGTCTTGCTGGCGCAGTTGTGCCTTGCGAGGAAGTTCTTCCTGCGGCCTTCGGACTGGTTCTTGACGGTCAGCTTGGGGTCGCCCCATGCTACCTTCTTTGCGATGACCCTGCCATCTGCGTTCTTGCGTCCGCTGTTCACGAAGACGTAGAACTTCTTCGGGCCGCCACGCTTTGGGCTGTCGAGGGGGACTGACTTGCCCTGGTAGACGCCGGTCCTTCCGGCCTCCGTGAGGATGATGAACTGGTCGTTCTCGTTCAGGGAGACTTTGCCTTGTTCGTGCAGGTCACGGGCCTCGTTGACTAGGTTCATCCATGCCTCGGATCCGATGCGGAACACGCTTGTCGAGATGGACAGCCCGTTCTCGACATGGTACTGCATCGCCTCGCTTAGCTGGCTCGAGGACTCGTTGATCTGGAGCAGGGAGATTGGCGTGAGAGCCTCACGCATAATGACGTAGTCGTCGAAGTTCATGGCGATAACCCTCTTGTGAAATGCTGTTGCTACTGTATGATCCCCCTTAGCCAAGCTAGTCTGGGGCTGCCTAACAGTCATCGTGCCCACTGATGGCACCAGGGTTATATAGATCAAATAACCTCATATTCCTGGCACCAGAAGACGATGGTGAGACCCTCATCGTCGACTTTCATGGCGTGCACTATGGAGTGGTCGAATAGAAACTTGCTGCCGTCCTCGTTCCTGACGATGGCAGTCCGGCCCTTCCACTTCTCGTCTGTCCCTATCCAAAGGTTCAGTATGCGCAGGCAGGCGTGGGACAGCGGGATCTTCACCGAGGCGTGGACGCCCTGCGATGGCCTGTCGTGGGTGTCGATGGATAAGAAAAGCATCTCCACGTCAAGGATGGGCTCCCACGTGGAGGCGTCCCTGAGCTCAAACCTTCTAGGGTGCACGGGGAAAAGCTCTTCCATTACAAGATCTTACGTTCTTCAGTCGAAGAACTTCAACATGCATTCCGGTATTTTCGGGGCGACGTACTTGAGCAGCTCGTGGGCGCCCTTGTTGCTGAACACGATCTCGTGCCTGCCACGGGCGACGTGCGCTGCGCAGTCGCAGTCGAGGGAGTTGAAGTACTCCGCTATAAGCTTAGTGCCGTCCTCCCCGAACTTGTGTGTCCTGAGGTAGGCCTTCCTCTTGCTCTTCTTGCCTGCGTCGAGGAACCATGTCATCCACGCCTCGTCGGTGAGTATCTCTAGGACCTCACGGTTGACGAACTTCTTGCCGTCCCTGTAGAACTTTAAGTACACCTCGTTGAATATCGGGTAGGCCACGGAGTAGCACCGGAAGGTGTTCTTGTCGAGTTTGATGCAGTCTGCGTCCTTCTTGAAGAAGTCGGACATCACCTCGATCTTGTAGTTCAGCCATGTCCGATTGCTGTCACGCATCGCCAGGTAGCAGTTCTTCCCACGGTCGGGCCTGATTATGGATGATCCGCCGAGGATTGTGCCGTAAAGCGTCTGCTTCTGGCATTCCTTCAGTGACGGGCCGCTTTGGTAGGTCATGTTTTTCCTTGATGATGATATATACTGCTTACTTTGATCATTTCGCAAAATTTCCGGAAGCTTACCGTGCCCTGCTGGATAGATAACACGTACCTCTGAACTCAAAAGGAGACAAAAATGGGTGCAACAACAACTGAAGGAACTGGACCGGGCTCGGCTACGCTCGACCTTCCCCTGATCGTCAACGGCGTCGTGAAGGCCGGCAACGTCGGCGTCAACGCCATCTCTGAGTCTGGCCTGAACGTGAC